TTGGAGACTTTCACTTGTCAAAAGTAATTAAGCAAACAATCTCTGTTGAGCAATGAAGTTTTGAAAGCGTTCAGGCATTGTCGAAGTAATTGTAGAACATCGCATTGCGCATGATGTGACCCATGTGTGAAATTCCGCTTTCAGAATCTTTGTCCTCGCCATCCATCAGCGCGGCCATGTGGCGCATCATGCTTTCAAGAATTTCTTTTTTGTCGAGGCCTTTCTTCCAGTTGTCCGGTGCGTATTTGGTTGCTCCGAATTCTAACACTTCAACCATCGGCTCAAGACTTTTGAAGTGAACTAATGACCATTTTCTTTTTCCGGTGTTGTATCTGTCTGCGCTCATAAAAATCTTTTCAGGTATTCACCACTTCTTTCACCCCATTGGTGTTGTTTCTTTTAAGTTTTACCTCAGTTGGTTTCTTGTGGATTTGCGCCACGAGTTGGATTATTTCTTCAGTGGATTTGTAGTACATCAGTTCAAAATTATTGAGTAAATAGGTGATTGTTTTGTTTCAACGTGGCGAAACCTCCATGCGTATGAAATTCTATTCTCAGGAGTATCTTCCATAAAAATAGTTTCCAGACAATAGAATGGTTTCGGTGTTCCGCCAATCCATTTCGCTAACTCAGCATTCGTTCTGAAAGTCTTTTTCTTCATCAGTTCAAATATGTTTTGTATTTCAGGTGGGTGTGAACGGCTGACCAAAAACTTGCGGGCTTGCGGTCGTTTACAGATTTACAATTCGATGTTCTGATTCTCATTTCAGCGAAACGTACTGCGTTGAACTCAAATGTTTTTTCCATTTGAACCGCACGAATCAACGGGTCTGTGTTGGCGTATTGGGTTTTCATTTTGCACCCTTGTCAAGTTTCTTTTTCCATTTGGATATTGCGAACTCCAGGTTTGCTTTCAACATTCTGTCCGTTGATAGCTGCATTGCATAATCCAAAACATACAACGCTTTGATGTCTTTGTCTTTGATGGGCTTGCCACCTGTTTTGATTTCAATTCTCATGATTTCATTTTTTGTTACCTGTAATCCTCTCTCAAGATTTGCATCGTTATTAAATTCCTTTCGTAAATCTTCATTGACTTTCGCCTGTAAGAATCTTCCCATTGTCTGTGGGCTTCAAAGCAAAGAAGATTTATGTTCCGTGCATCGTAAGCCATTTCCGGATGTGCACCACGAGATAAAATGTGAGAAACAAACGCTGGTGAAAACTCAGCTAGATACTTTCCTGTTTCTTCACACAATCTTTCTTTTGGGTAGTTCATCCAAAACCAACGGTAGAACCTTTTATTATTAGCTGGTATCCCATTGCTATGCGGAAATAGTTCTTTCTGCAATTCCAATCTCAACGGAAATGCAATCTCAAAAGCCGAATGAATGAGCGGCTCTTTTCCTGACTGAGCTTTCGCATAGTCGTATTCAAACCGCTCATTCAAAATGACTTTGTCCATTTCACTTTTTCTTTGAAGATGATTTCTTTGCCGGTGCTTTTTCAACCTTTGGCTTTTCAGTTTTCTTTTTGTCAACCTCTTTTTCCAGCCCGGTTCCCGAAAGCATTTCATCTTCATCAAGTCCAAGTCCGCCCTCAATCGGTTTTGGTTTTCCGCGCTTGCCATCGTACAAGTACGCATGAACTTCCTTCTTGATTTTCTTGATCTGCCTTTTGAGTTCATCTTCAAACCCGAAAGTGTCACGGCTCAGAATTATTCGCGGTGAATTGAAAGCGACTTTCGTTCCGCCACAGTTATGCGTTCCGGTTATTATCACCCCGAAATTCGCATCAACAGAATCATCATTTGCATCAGGATTGTCCTGACCTGAAAAGAAGATTCCAGTAACATCCACAGAGTTTAGAATAGTTTGCTTTGCTTCACCGAAAAGTTTTTCCAGTGCGTCCATCGCTTTGTATTCCGCTTCGCTCATCATTTCCTTGTTCCACTTTTCAAATGAAAAAAGGTTGTGGGATTTCGCCAGGAAAGGTTTCAGTCCTTCGATGGCTCCAACCAAATGCTCATGTGGGATTCGGTTGTACTGTGCCTGATTCGCGATCTGCGAATTGTCCTGTGGGTCGGGTTGTTGATAGTCAATATCAAGCCCACCATTTTTTTTGAGTTTGACTTTTTTTAATGTCTCCATTTTCATTGGTTTTAAATTATTGGGTTTGTTTTTTACGATCCGATCGCTTTGTGCAAATGGTCAGTTGTAATTTGAAGTCCAACATTGATGCTCTCAAGCTTGTTGACCTCAAACCATAAATTTTCAATGATGCCTTTCGGTTCCGGTTGTTTTGGTTCGGGAAACGACTCATTTGTTGTTGGCGGCATTGGATTAAGAGCACTGGCTAAGTAGCGTGCCTTCTCTGCTTGTTCAGCCAATAAGTTTAATGCTCTTCTCATTGATTCCACCAGCCTTGTAAATTCAGGCTCTTGCATTGCTAAATTTTCATTCATTGTATTTGGGTTTAAAAATTTTGCTCCGTCTGTAATCCTAACTTGTCCAAAATCTTGTTGAAACACTTTTCATTTTTCATGTAGAAAAGTTCTCCAACATTTCTCGCTGTGTCAAAGAAAGAAATTTTGTTCGTCATTGGTGAATACCAAACTCTGTAATTTCCTTTCGTCCATACCTCGCGTTCGTTCTGGTCAACCTCTGAGGTAAATCCTTTCGCCCTGAAAAGAACTCCAGGCAATCTCGTGAAGTATTCGTATGGATGGTCGGTGTTCATTTCGGTTGTCATTGGAAAAGAGTTTCTTGCTTTGATTTCTTTCTTTCAATTATGCCTCTTGCACAATTCAAAATGCAGTTCCCAATTTCAGGGCTTACGCAATTCCTCAATAACTTTTCTTTCTGGATGCCAGAGTATTTTGATAGGTCAATTCCTATCCCATCAAGTTTGTGCCGGCCGTCCCCGTGCTGTCCGTTTTTCAGTTTTGCCATTCGCCCAATCTTCACATGCTCCTGGTCTTTTGGAATTCGGAAGTTTGCCCAGAAATAATGACGCCCGCTTAGTTGCGGTGGTATCAATGGATCATAGTAACTCACAACATTCTCAACGCAAAACTTTCCCGAATAGAAGTTTTGAAGGAAAATTATTTCTTGCCACAAAGACATATCGGGGTATCTCACTACTCCCTGGGCGTTCAAGAAGTGGTTGACTTGCGAGTGTGATGGGCATGGCGGTGAGCTCCAAATGAAATCGAATTCAGAATAGTGGTCGAGTAGGTACTGGTGTGCATCAGCGACAACGACCTTGTCCCCCGGATACAAGTCTGAATAAATTGATGCAATCTTTTCATTCAACTCAACAGCCGTTACTTCAACATCTTGCCATAGCTTTCTGTTGCCGCCCACCCCTGAATATAAATTCAATACCTTCATTTCAGTTTCGATGTTACCCATTCAGAATCAAACCTCAGTTTCGTTTCTAAAAATTTCAGCATGCACAAAGCGTCTGCCGTTTGCAAAGTGATTTTCACGTAAGGAAAATACTCTGATGCTTTCGCTTTGTAGCGATTCTTCCTGTCCGTCTTGCTCTCGTTTTTGATTCGCTTCATTCCTAATCCGCTCTGCCAACTGATAGGCATACACGTAAAGTATTTCACACCACAGATTTCACATGCCGCTTTCAGTTGGGCGAAGTTTTGAAGTAGCTTTTGCATTCCGAACTGACGACCATCGTCTGAATCAGATTTGAAAACCTGCTGGTGTTCAATCATTACAATCAACTGGCCGCGTTTCAACTCAGCACATTCCTTCTGCTGATTCAGAAATGCGGAAAAGACTTTCACCTCCAGCATCTTGAAACACGAAGCCTCAGGACTTTGCCCAACTCTGAACAAAGCAATCCCTCCTCCGGCTCCGGGGTCTATGCAAATGAATCTATCTACTTTCATTCTTTGGATATTCAAAAGCAAATTGCCCATTGATAACTCCTCTTGGGGTTGCTCCAATGCACTCAAATTCTTCATCACTCAAATGCTTTCTGCACATGTCAGCGCACCATACAGGGTCAGCATCTTGTGGAAATTCTACCAACGGTGCTGTAAAGCCCCATCCGTGAGGGTATTCTTTTTGGTTGTCCTTCGCAACCCACTGTGTTTCGTAAACAATTTTCTGTTTCATTCTTCCGTTTTTATTGGTTCAACTTTATTCAAGTCCATTTTGATTTCCGACATTTCTCCAATCTCAAACTCCCCCGCGTGAGTTATCTCCCGAATCTGAAAGTTGAACTGGTCAATTTCCTTTTGCAGTGAATCGGCTTTTACTTCAGTGCGTCTTCTCAGTTCGTTAATTTGAAATTCTTTCTTGGTGCGCTGAGTTATCAGCTTGCCGACTTCTTTGTTTTGTTCTGCTGTCATTTTATTTTGGGTTGTTGGTTGCTACTTTCTGCGTGACTTCGTGGCCACTGGAAATTTTATCGCGTTGCACATTTCTTTCAGCCGGTCGAGTACGCGAATACCATATCGCTCTTTGATTTCTTCGATGGTTAGATTCGTGATGATGTGCGTCAAACATTTGTTCTTATACCGACATTCAATGATTCGCTCCATCACGTTTATCTGGCTACCGAAATGCCTTGCATCCGGCTCAGTTCCCAAGTCATCAAAGCACCATCCTATCGCAGTGTGTCCGAATTTGTTTGTGTACTTAATCGGCTGGTCTGTGAAGTATTGCCTGAGTGCCTCATCACCGCCTTTCTTTCCGTCTGCTGCCGTTGCCTCTATGTCTGTGCAATCCACAATCGTAAAAGTTCCTTTCGGGTTGCGCCTGAGTACGTGCATCAAAAATGTTTTACCACAACCCACCGGACCATAAAGCAGAATTCCTTTTTTCAGTGACATTCCGTTTTCTTCAAACCTGTCAGAGTTTGAAAAATAGTTCGTGAGTTGGTTCCAAATCTTTTCGTTCTCAGAATCAATTTTGAATTCCAAGCCGTCCTCTTTTGCGATGTCCAAAATTGTTTCGCGCAATTCATCAGCGGTGAAAGTTTCAGCCTTTGGTTCACGCTTCACATCAGCCCAATGATTTTCCAGGCTGATGCGCGCAGACTTTTTCAGCGCAGCCTCTTTCAGCACTTGCGTTTTTTCTTCCTCGGTGAGAATATCACCATTTGCCAAATTCTTTTCCTGAGGGTTCAACCCTTCCTTTTGGTCTAGTTTGTCCATTTGAATGTTTGTTTATGAATTCCTGTGTGTTCCATGCTGAGGTCAAAGCCGCTTGCCATGACTTCATTTTCGTTTTTGCTTTGCCGTAAGTCCATCCGGTGTTCGTGTAGTGGGCAATGAAAGTTTCTGCAAACTCTTTTGCCAAAGTTGTGTTGCCAGTTTTTTTGGTGAACTCCGCAGCAACTTCTTCCGGTGTTGGAATGATGAATTTTGGTTTCGGTTCGGCTGGAAAAAGTTCATTTTTTTTCGCCCCTTTATTTTCATCTTCTCTAGCTTCTTCTATAACATCTTCTATAACATCTTCTTCTTCTTTAATAAGCTTGAAGCAAGCTTGGTTTAAGCTTGAAATTTGTCTCAGTTGATTTTTTTCAATTGCCCTTAGTGCTGGTTTGTGAGGGTTGTAATTTGGCTTCAGTTGGCCGTAATTGACTTGGATGTATTCGGTTAAAAAAAGCCGCCCGGAATCGAGTTTCACCACGCCCGGAATTGTGGCCAGCCTGTCAATTGAAATTTCTTCTTTCAAATCGAGGGCTAAATAGTCCTCATCGTAGGCATAAACACCGGCTTCGTCCGCCTTATCCCAAAGGTAGAATGAAGCTAGCTGCAAGCTATGTTCAAGCTTGCGTAAAGCTTTCCAGTCTGGTTGGTGAAACTTCTTAGCCATTGCCTTTTTTGGAAATAATTTTTTCAATCTCTTTAAGATTCACCGCCTTTCTTCCGGCATTCAGAACCTTGCCCTCAACCTTTGTTGAGTTGTAAAAAATGATGTGGTATTCAGACCCCAATTGAGAATTAGTCAAGTAGGTTTTGAACTGCTCCATATCAGCCGTATCGAAAGGAAACCCGAAAAGAAAAATTGGTTTAGCCATGAACTTTCAAAGTGTTGGGGCCGCAATAGAAGACATAAACCGGCAAGGCAATGGCAACAGGAGCAGCCCAAACAACACTTTGAAAATTCATTATTCCTATTACCTTTTTCATTTTGCCTTGCCGTGAATTATTGGCCAATAGTAATACAAGTTCTTCGATTGTCAGGAAAATTTTTTCTTTAGTGATAAAACCACATAGCCTTTTTCAACCCCAAACTGTCCGCCATCGAGTATGTAGCTTATGAATCTGAGGCATGTTCTACCAGTGTATTCATTTCGCTTTGGGTCAAATTCTCGAAGCCTGATTGTCTGGCCCACTTTAAAGTCACGGTCGTTTTTACGCACTTCAAAAGCCTTCGTGTCCATGTACACTTCATCGAAGTATTCAGGCCATGTTTTTAATTCGTGTTCTGCCATAGTTACAAGTTCTGTGAAGTCAAGGAAAAAGATTTTAGTGTGCGGCAAATAATCCGTCAAGCATTGACTTACGTAAGGCTTCCGCTCCCTTTAAAATAGTTGGTGTAACATCCATTGCCCTAGCTACGTCTGGCTTGTCTGTAAGTTGTTTGATTGCTTGCGCCAAAATGTAGTTGGCGGCTTCAACATTTTTCGCTGATGTCTCGATTGTTATTTTCATCTTGTTTGTTTTAAAAAAGTTCTCCCATTTTGCGCCTACGGGTTAAGGCCGAAATTCTCATTCATCCATTTACGGCACTCAGAAACTCGCTGGTACATTCGTTCAATGTCAGAATCATTTCGTTCAACATCACGAATGAAGATTCTTTCTTCGATAGGAATGTCATCGTAAATCATTTGCTTGCGAAGTTGATCTGCCGCATCCTGGTTTTCTTTAGTAGAATCATCTATCACTCCACTTTTCCAAAACATCCTTCGTGTTTCGTCTGCGATAATTGTTTCGGGAGTATTCACCAGGCAATGAATCAACTGCGATTTTGGGGCGTTTGTCAAAGCCATATAGCCTTGTAATTGCCAGTAGTAGTTTTTCAGAATATCATCTAACCTGGATTTCGTGAACGTGAATACATCCCATGAACTTTTGATGTCAATAACCAAATGAGAATTTTTTATGTCGTGGTTTTCTGATTCAAACAAATCGGGAAGTCCTGAGATAAAATCATTGTTCAATCTCGTTTCGTTCTTTTCAAAATACTTCCCCGTGTGCTGGAATAAAAGTGTGATCGAATCTTCTTCCACAGCCAATCCTTTTTCAACGAACTTGTTTGAGAATTCTTTTTCACGTCCGTATTTTTCTCTGACGAAACATTCAATCAAATGTCCTTTAGTGGTTTCGGAAAGTGTTTCTGTTTTACTGCGCGGCTCAGTCATTAGCAGCCCAAGACTGGAGCAACGGAAAAGGGTTTTGTCGAAGTTCATTTCTTTGCCTCCAGTATCAAGTTTTGTAAGTGAACTATCAGTTTTTCAGCAGCTTGTACTAAGTTCATTTTTGCTGACCATTCATTTATGGCACTTCCCTCCAATCAATACAACCAAATCATCGGGTGTTACATGGTCAAGCGATGCTTTGCCAATAGCCGAAAGAACCTCGGCTTCACTCACTGAAAGCGATTCTTTGAAAGTGTCGAAAACTTGCTTTCGTTTCAAAATCAATTTCGCCTTGTCGGAAACGTCTCCTGTGATTGTGTCCTTTGCGGCTTTGTAAACCCGATCAACAACCGGCCTCGGAATCACTGCGAAGATTGCATTTCTCAAAGCAATAGAGTTACCAGCATTTCCGGTAACCGTAATCATGTCATCATTGAACCTTCCAGCCCTGCCAACGATTGACCTTTTAACCTGGGTCTTAATGGCCACGTTGGTTTCCAAATCAAAGCACACGGACTCAGATGTTACGTGTGTGGCATCTATCCCCACCACCTTCGCCTCAATACGAAGGTTCTGCCACTGTTGGGCAAGAATCTTTGCAAGGTGAACGGATGGGCCTGTGATAGCCTTGCCCCCTCTCGGTACTGAATAGGTGCAAGTTTGGGCGGTATCCTGATCTATTGAAACAATCGCGATGCAGTTGTCAGTTGACCGCTTAATGTTTCTTGGATAGGCTTTCGCTGTTGAAATTTGCACGTCAATTTGTGCTTTGTCTTGCTGGTAAATCACCTGTGGTGAAACCGCTTCAATAATTTCGATGTCTGTTTCTGTACTCATGTGTTGTTTGTTTACTTGATTAAGTTTTCAAATTCTTCGATCCAGTCAAAAACGATTTTGGCGGCTTGATTCGTTTCAGGAGTATCACCGGGGCGAATGCACAAAAAGAATCTTTCAGCAGGTCGGCTAGCATCACGACACGACATGATTATTCGCTTTCGCTCCGGCTCTTGCACCCCGTTGTTTTTTTCCGCACCATGAAAAGCAGTTCCGCTCAAACACGAACATTCGCCCTCATAAGTTGATCCATCAATTTTTCCATCAATAAGGTTCTGTTTCAAAAATGAAACTTCTTTTATCGCATGTAAAAGGACGTAGAAAAAATCAATCTTGATTGGCTCCAGGTCGGAATCACGCAGGTCGGAACCACTCAGGTTGGAATCACTCAGGTTGGAACCACTCAGGTTGGAACCACGCAGGTTGGAATCACGCAGGTCGGAACCACTCAGGTCGGAACCACTCAGGTTGGAATCACTCAGGTTGGAACCACTCAGGTTGGAATCACTCAGGTCGGAATCACGCAGGTCGGAACCACTCAGGTTGGAATCACGCAGGTTGGAACCACGCAGGTTGGAACCACTCAGGTTGGAATCACTCAGGTCTTTCTTTTCCTCAATCGCTTTCAGTAAAGTTTTTTTGATTGAGTTGTTTTCGGTTTCGAGTTCAAAAATTATTGCACCCGTCCATCTGTTTTTGATTTCTATTCTTGTTTTCATTTTGAAATTGTTTACTTCATTGGTTTGATTCCGAAAAGACTATTCGCATCCACGTTGAAATTGTCGCAGAGGATTTTCACTTTTGCGATTTCGATTCTTTCTCCGACTACTCCTGTGATTTTCTTTTTCGGTTTTGGTTTGATGTCGAAAAGAAAATTCGCATCCACCAGTAAGAGTTTACACAGTTCGTGAATGCGTTTTATCTCGATAAACTTTCTCATTCCGTTCGCCCACTGCGAAACCATAGCCTCACCGATTCCTAGCATTTCAGCCAGTTCGTTTTGCCGAATAGTCTTTCCTGTTTTCAGATTGTAGTGGTATAACGCTGCTGTAATTCTTATTTTGTTCATGTGAATAATTTTCGCCAAAAGTAAAGATTCTTAGTGGTGGGAGTAAATTTATTTTCAGCAATGAAATAAATAGTGTTTGCGTGAATCCGCATAGTGGTTACATGGGCAGGGATTCGCATTTCCGTCTTGGAAATTTTCACCATCAGCAAATTGCCAACCGTGATCAAGCCCCGTTGGATTTGTCTTGTTTATTTCTGCTGTGACATCCTCAACCGAAAGTGAATTGTCAGCGCATACACTTGCCGAAACAAGCCCCTGTGAATACATGATTACATTTTTCATATTGACTGAATTTTAAATTGGTGTATCTCAAAATGTTCGATTGCTTCCTCTCTCGCTGAGTTGAAAGTCTTGAAAGTTTTAGCTTCTGTTTTGTCAGTTACTTTCTTGTACTTGCCCCAAAATCCATTTGAAAGTTCAATCACGAACGTGCGCGGATGGTTCAAATGCTTGTCGACAAATTTGTGGTTGGAGAAACTCATATAGCGCGAACGGTTAAAAAGTTCAACTGATTAGATACTGGTTTCTGCACATGAACAACCTCAACACAAATACATCTTCCGGTTCTGTCTATTACTTCCATGTCAATGTCCTCTGAGTAAACATTTGCTTTTTCATGCAGAAAGAATTTCGTTCCTGTCTCAGGTTTTATAGTGCGTTTCAGAAATGAAATCTCATCGCCTGAAGCAAGTGCGCTAAAGGTTTTGAAATCGCATTCGCGTTCGTGAGGGTCGGTCATATATGGCAATCTTAAATTGAAATGAGTGTTTCGTCTGGCAATGATTCAACAAGTTTTTTGAACTCATCTACCCATTGCTCTTCGGGCTTTTCGTTGTGCATAACTCCGAACCAACCCATTCGGCCTTGTTCATACCAGTTGCCATCTTTGATTATCGCAAGCGTATTCAGTTCGTCAAAATTTGCGATGTCAGCCTTTTTCGCCTGGTCAATGCCAACATCATTTTTGAAAACGCCAGGCTTACCAATTATTCCGGTTGCGCCTTCTTTCAGCTTTATCATTCCGCTCCATCGTCCACCTAACTGATACCAATCCCATTTTGCATTTGGATTTTGTGTTGAGTAAACTTCTCCATCGCTTCCTATTTCATCCGGTTCGTAATACTTGATTTGCTCTTGATACACTTCCTCGTCCGAGGATGCAAGTTTTTTCGGGAACTCGTTTTCTACATAGTTGATGTGTGCCGGGTTGCCCGCACACTCGCCCCGATACTTTTCGGGGTCTGCTAAAAATTTCGCATAAATACTAGCCTTATACTCTTCGTTTTCCTTTCTGCCCTTTTCAATTAGTTGTTGCTTTGTGTATGCCACATAGCGAGACATTTCTAAGTTTTCATCAAAAGGCGCAAGTTGTTTCTCTGGGTCTTCGCCAATAACCATTACTGTAAAGTGTGACATATTTGTTTGGTTTAAATTTTTACAATCCATATTTTTCTTCAAAACATTCTTTCACTGCTGAGTAAACTTCGCGGAAAGAAGTCTCCGTAGGGTTGCCGTCTTGGTCGAAGGATTCAAGATTATCTATGAAGAACATTCCTTCGTAATGACTTTCTTCCGGCTCTAGTTGTGTTGCTTCACGGTCAACAACTACTTTGACATAGGTTTTCAAATCAAATCTCACGAACGAATCTGAGTGGTCAATTTCAACAGTTCGCGGTTTCCCTGGATGGTCGAAACACCATTCAAAATCATTCTGGATTTCTGAGAGGAGGAGTTTCATTCGGCAATCGCTGTTAGTTGCTCAACGGCAGATTTGTAAGCCGCATCGAATTCTTCTTTCGTACAATCCTCAACATCGCTTATTGTCCAAGCCATGCCCGAATAGCATATTTGAATGGCTGTGTCTGCGTGTTTATGTAGGCAGACTTGCAAGCATTTTGTTTCTGAAAATACCCTGAAGAAAAAGACGCTTCCTTTTCTGTAAAGAGGGAGTTCAACTTCGTGTTCTTCCGTTACTGTTTTTGTCGTTTTGATTTTCATCTTGTTTCTGTTTTATGAATTGTTTGTTGTTGAATTCTCTGAGATAAATATGCCAGCAGTTGAAACTCATTCGTTCATCGGGCATAACCGTTGATTGAATTTTGGGCTGGCTCATCTCTCTTTGTTTTGCTGGTTAGTTTTTTCTTTTCAGTAAGTCTTTACGAATCCTGAATTGTATTTTTTCTTTTGCGTTGAGCATACTCTCTAAAAAGTCTCCGCTCCGAAAGTCGAGTTCGATTCCATACTCGTGCATGAACATGAGTTTCCATATCTGCCCGCGCCAATACTTTTTGAATGTGATGAACCCCTTTATTCTGTGTGAAAAGGGAATGCACATTTTATATTTTCTCAGTGAGATGAATCGTACTTTCATTTTCTATCTGTGCTAAAATTTCTCTTTTCTCTTGTGCAAGCACGTCCCACTTTCTTGAAGCCTTCGCGTATTTCATCGTCTGCCATCCGTGAGTAAGCGGGCTGCATCCACGAACCTTTTCAAGTTCCTTTTCGATTCGCGCCAATCTTGCTTTCAGTTTCTCAGTCATAGCGGGCGAATTGAAATACGTAAAGCTGAAATGGATTTCGTTGCTTCTTCAAACTCTGCAAGCGTCATGTTTTTGTACTTGCTGGATTTTGTTGTCGCGATTGTCAAACCAAACTGTGTTGATTTTTCATCCGTGATAACTGCTTTGTAATGTTTCATCATATTCTGTTTTTGTTTGTGAACTTCTTTCAACCGAAAACCCCGCGACTATCTCAACGCAGGGCAATCGGGTTCCGCTGAATTAGCGAAACAGCGGCTAACAAAAGTTGATTGCGTATATGAAAGCGAGCTGTTCTGATTCGGTCATGTCGCTATCCTTTGCCCACAGGTCTGCCCAACAGTTTGGGTCTTTTTTGTATTCTTCCACATTGCCGCATACTTTTTCGGTGAATAGTGTGCAAAGAAAATCCGGGTGAAATTCTTGGTTCCTGATTGTGACTGTTACTTTTTTCATCTTGCTAATTTTTAAGTGAAGCTGTGTTGCTTTCACCGGACAATAGTAAAGCAATTCTTTACTCCAAACCTAAATTATTTTTAGCTGAAAAGTAAGTTTGTAGAATTTACGCGGGTTGTAGCGCGAAGATTTAACAACTGGAAAAACGAACTTTAGAGCTTTTGAAGCCAAAACCGAAAGAAAATTTTAGCGTTGCCGACCCATGCTCACGACATAAATATCATCTACACCTTTTGCAGAATTGGTTTCAAACCACATTCTCATCATCAAAGCGTCTGCTATGTCAGGTGAAAATTGCATCTGAGTTTTCGGAATCACTTTTGTTTTTCCGTCTCCGTCAGGTTTGTCTCTTCGCACCATTTCAAGTTCCCGAATGATGGAATTTCGATCACCGTCTGAAAAAATAATCTTGCCCTGTTCGATCATTAAAGCAAGTCGGAAATAACATTCAGACTTCGCATTGCCGTAAATTTTATTGTTCGGTGGTATTCCATTGTGAAATCCCCTGCACTTTAAAAAGTCCACTACGCCACCACCTAATCCGTCTTCGTCAGCGATTACATTTTTCAGGGGAACTAAATGTTTTGTAATGAGATCGCGAATGATAGAAACTGATTCATCAATTTTCGCTCTGTGTAATATCTTCAGTTCAATCATTTCAAATCCCCTCCACACTGCGATAACAGTTCTATCCTTACCACCTCTTGCGATGTCGGCACTTATGAAAGTTTCGCCTATTCCCCTTTCGTCTCGGAAGCATCTGTGCAAATCTTCTACTTTGAAAATAGCCGAATCATCATCGTGAAATTCCCAGTTGCCGAATAACAATCGTTGCCGGTCATACTCAGGCATGTTGTTTAATGATTCAAGATAGCTTGGTGGTAGAAACGGATTGTCGCCAGGGAGTGCCGGAACAAACGCCCACTTTTCAGAAAGTGTTTTGTTCTTCCATTGCATATAGACGTCATTGTAAATCCATCCGGTAGCAGGGTTGCATGTCAACAAACCTTTCGGAATCAAATCGTAATCAGTGAGCATGTACCGGCAACGAGAATGAAGTATTTCCGCAGCCCTCGTTGTTACCTCTGTTGCCTCGTCAATGAAATAATCTGTGATCTCCAATGAACCTAAAGTGTCGAAGTTTGGGTCTGATGGATACGTTCCTAAGTCTTTGAAAATAATCTCCGACCCATTGCAGAATTTCAACACGTGGGTTCCTCCGTTGTAGTGATAGTGAACTCCTGAAATCATTTGATAACCTGGGGAATGCGCAAGTCCTTTTCCAATTACAGAAAAGAAAGTGTGCATCGTTGTTGTTCTTAAGGTTTGAAATTCAGAGCGGCCAATTACTGAGCGAGTTTTCGGATACTTCAACCTTCGTTCAATCTGCCAACGACAACCAAATTCTGTCTTTCCACCACCAGCCGCACCACCGTATAAAACCCTTCCGACTTGCGATTGCCTGGAAAGAAATTCCAACGCTTCTAATTGCTTCGGTAAATAACTCATTCGCGCAAATGTACCTTTGTGTCAATGTGCAAGAACGATGTCATCGCTCAACTATTTCCTGAGTTGAAAAAAGCATGTCGAAATATCAGGGGCGCAACTGATGACACCTTGCAAGAAACAGTAATTTATTTTCTCACCACAAAATCAGAAACCATCAATGAAGTTTTCAAAAATCCTGACGCTCTTTTTAAGATGATGTGTGGAAAAATGAAACTTGAAACCTTAAGACCGGGTACAGTTCATGCGCCCATTGAATCAGTAATGAACAAAAAAGAAAGTATTGATTTTTCAGCAAGGTTCGACAATGAAATAATAGACTACGCGATCAACTTTTTACCAGACTTTGACAGGGAAGTTTTTTTACTGTATGCGCTTGATGATTTTTCATACAGAAAACTTTCAAAAGAAACGAAGATTCCAACGAGGCATTTGTTTGTTTCAATACAACGCTCAAAAAAAACATTAAGAACATGGATAGAAAAAACCTGAGTTACTCTGAAAGAATTTCTATCTGTGAAAAGTGTGAGCATTTTTCTTCAGTAGGAACGTGCGGAACTCCTGTTGTTGGAAATACGATTATTCACAATGGAGTTGAACGAAAACTCTGTGGTTGTTTTATGCGAATCAAAGCGGCTATTCCGGCCCTTAGTTGCCCTCTTGAAAAATGGTCGGGACATTTGACCGAAGACGAACGAGTAGAACTTCACGACTGGTTGAAAAAAGCAATCGAAACGAATACTGCTGACATTACAATTTTATACAGATGGTGGAACAAAGCGAATCCAAAGAATCCACTATCACCATCTACGTGCGTTCCTTGTGTGAAAAAGGTAATGGATGATCTGTGGGTCAAAATCAAAAAATGAAAAGCCCCATTCAAGAGGCTTTCAAGATTGTGTGAATGTCCGCAATCCATTCAACTGCGTGAGTTGATATGCGCTGGCCTCACGGCCTAATCCCACCTACGGAATCTTTCTTCATCAGGTGAACCGAATCCATTTGCGCAAGAAAGATTTGTCCGCAAATAATCATCGCTGTGGCTTTCTGTGAAATGCAATCTGATTCTACATTGATTGAATCCTCAACGTTGAGATATGGAGTAATCGGATATCCGAGTTGCGATGCCTCGTAAATTGAAATGTCAATTTCTGAAATCGCTTCCGGGCAAATGGTTTTTGGTTCTTCACAACTTTGGATTGAGCCTGTGATTGCGATTACAGAAACTGCGATGATGTACCAGATAAATTTTTTCATGGGGCGAATTTAATAGAAAAGAAAAAGCCCCGATTTTCACCGAGGCCTTTTCAGCATTTGAATCCATACATCTCTTTACGCGGCTGGTGCTGCCGGTGTGTTCGCAGCCACAGCCGCAGCAAGTGCGTCTGTGTTTGCACTCAGAGAATCGCTCAGTGCCTGTAGTGCTGCTGGGTCTGTACCAGCCGCATCGAGGGCTGCTTTCAAACCGTTGAGCAATGTTACTGCTGATGCAATCGCATCTTGATTTTCCTGAACCTCTTGGGTTAGGGTTGTCAAATCTGTCATTGTCTTGTTGATTTTTGAAATGATTAAATTGAGTTTGCTGTTGATCGCTTGCAAAGCTGATTCATCTACTCCATGAAAATGATAGTGGGTGTGTCGGTGCTTTGCAAACATGGGGCAATAGTAATACTTTTGGCGAATGAATTCAAAACAGCAGTTGAGCCAGGTCTGAAATACTGCTATCGTTAAGGGTGAAAGTAGGGCCGGTTCACTCCTTTTTCAGACACTCTCTTCGTCTTTGATTCTGCTCCCCTTCGATGAACCGAAAAAGAAGTTCATCACCAATCCAAGATTCGCAACTACTCCAGCCCCGGCCACCATGTTGAAAATATCGCGGTTCAATTCTGGTATCGAAACGAATGCGAGGATCCATGTGAGCAATAGCATATTGACCATTGCGAAAACAGCCAGCGCACCCATAATCAAATCACGCTTGAAAATTTCTTTCATCGTTTGAAGTGGCGTTGTTTCTTACCTCGTAAAACCGAAATTGCAGTAGCGACCGAAACACCGATACCGGCCAAAAGAGCGATAACCCTAAGCACCCAAATAACATCTTCTTGAAATGAAGTGATAACTCCAAAGGTCGCAGAAATTGCGCCTATCGAGCCTTTGACAATAATGGAAATGGTTTCGTCATGTGTCATTTTTCTTGATGGTTTTGGAATCAATCTTTTTCAAATAAATCTTCAAGCGCCTGGCATACTCAGCCCGCTTGTCGAGATTCTTTTTCGTGGTGAATTTTTCTTTCATGGAAGAAATCTGTTGAGTTTGTGCTGACCGTCTCTCACTCCTGCGCTGATGTCAATTTCCACCGAACCATAAACATTTGTTTTCGGTGGTCTTTGAGTGCCGGAGTAAGAAGTGTACTCGGTGAAACTTGAAGCGTTGTAGCAGAGATAATCAACCATCTTTTGAGTGTACATCAAAGCGGTTCCCTTGTGGGTGTCAATAATTCTTTTCATTTCACCCTCGCTTGCAGCTTGCCAATCTTCGCTCGAATGAACGGCCAAAGTTCCGTTGTTGATTTTTACTCTTAATGATGGCAGGGCTTCTACTATGGTCCAGAATGTGACAACCTTTCTCACATAGGTATCCATCAAAGTCAGATAGGCTCCTGAGTAGGTAGGATGGTCAGTCACTAGCTTTTCATACAAAGCAGTTCCTAGATACGGCTCGAGGTATTTATCCTGAGCGGTGATGATGTGTGGTTTCAAAAATTTGTAATCCACACTTCCGTTGATGGGTGTCCATTCCTTCAACATTTCATCGTTGACAAATAAAACTGAGGGTGTGAGCGCCATCGTTTAATGTTTAAGTGAGCCTCTGTTTGCTGTGTCAATCGGGCGAACTCCCTCGTCTCCTTTTTTCGGAACGTAAGGATTGTTGCCTACTATTTTATCATTCTCCATTTCGTCAGTTTTGGATGCCGGTAGAATCTTTCCATTCTTGTCTCTCTTGCGTAGGAAAATTACACGAACCCATTTGTGATGGCAATACACTCCACCTTTCCAATTAAAGATGTCGTATGTGGTTTGTCCGCTTGGCGCGAATTGTCCGTTCACTCCCGAATCACTCATTACATCAATATCCTCTTTTCGGTAGAGTATTCCGGCAACTGAAAGATCAACCATTCGTTTGCAGAAATTTCTTGATTCAGGAGAAAGGTTTGTTGAGTAGCGATACCTCAACTTGTAAAGACCAGCATCACCGAATTCTGATTTCTGTTGAGCGGCTAATTTCAATTTCGTTTCAACCGGTTCATTGAGTGAGTCGCAGAAACTTTCTTCGACTACTTCCCATTCGTCAAGTGAAACTTTCTCGCCTGACTTTTCCAAATGTGCAAGCCAGATAGATTCGTCTGATTCGGACATTTCGATTTTGTGAGAATCGATCGACAACGTTTCAGTTTCAATCTCAGCTTCATCATCCATAAACCCAATCTCAAAACCTACTGATTGAAATGTGTCTATAACTAACTGTCTGAAAGGCTGAATGACATACTTGGTGAAAATTCTCAATCCCTCAGTGAGTTCGTCTTTGTTTGAACCCAATCCACCTGAAGCACGAATCCCGAATAGTAGCGGAGTTGTAACGCGGTGCATGATGAAAATTTGTTTCTGCGCTTCCTCCGAAAGAAATTGATATTGCTTGTCTGCGTTGTTGACTACGGCCTGTTCGATTATCGGAGCGGAGTCTTTGTTCTCAGCAGAGAAGATAATCATTTTACCTGCCCCGCTTGTTCCGGTTGCCGCTTGTAGCTTTTGTTTTTGCGCTGTTTTTTCTTCCAAAGTTTTCGCACCATCAATCATCGTAACGAACGAACCTGGAAAGAACCCATTCAAAAGATTATTGATTTGAAACTCTGAAATTTCCGCTGTGATTTCCGCCCAATTCATACCAGAGATGTAGTCTGGTTTTGGGTAATACATCACACCTGGAGTTTGCCGGAAGCCCCAAACTACAAATGATTTTGGCGCGTCACCGTCTGTTCTGGCTGTTGTAATCGGGATCGGATTGTTCTTTGGCTGACTTCTATTCTCCCAATCTTTTGAATACCAAATCCCCGGAATATCATCACCGACTTCTTTCATCATCCGGCAACGCTCAAAAGGTAGATGCTTAATACTTCCGATTTTCTTTCCGTCAGCAGTTGGAAAACAGTGTAGAAAAAACCCACCTTGAATTTTCAGATCAAGACAGAGATTTTGAAAGTCGGATTTTGAAATGGGAATGTCCCCGGTAAATCCGTTGCCAGCAATCATCTGAGCGATTGACATAACCATCGGGCCATGAACCGGAGACGAAAGAGCCTGTCGGATTAAGTATTGAGGAAAGAGATTTGCTTCGCCATACGGAACCCAATCTGAAGACATAGATTCTTTTTCACCCGAATCCGCAGGGGTGAATTTCGCCATCTCAAATCGAACGATTTCAGATTTGCCTTTGGCTGGAATGGCGGGAGTACTAGGTTGGTGTTTCTTCGCCATCTGGAATTACTGTTGTGTCTTCTTCGTAATACTGTTGAGTTCCCCTGACTACCAATTGCCCTTGTTCTACTAAGCCCATTACAAGAACATTTGTGGGATCAAGATTCGTAGATGAATTCTGGCCGTAAATGTAGAACAGGTATTCACCTGAGGCTGTAATGAGAACTGATGAAGTAAGAGGCGTGTTCGCGTTCGTGCCGATTGTTATTTCAGTCACACGATCATTTTCATCATCTACATCAGCAATGAGATAGTAATCAATCTCAGTAGCCTTTGCATGAATGTGAATTAAATAATGGGTGTACGTGTCAACAAATAATCTCCCCTCATTCAGTGATAACCGAATGACTTGTGAAGCGGTATTTGCGTCCAGGTAAAGCACATTACAAATAAGCTGCTGCGTTGAATGCCGGTGAAACTGTCAATGAGAAAGCCGCGTTGTCGAAAGGAACTGAGGTGTACGCCTCAACCAACCTGATAGGCTCTGATTGCATTCCCGACAGTGTGAGTTTCAATCCTGAGAAATCACCTATTCCGGCCCCGTGTTCAAAACCACCTCCGGTTAACTGAAGACCTCTGTACAATCCGACAGCGAAAATTTTCTTCGCATAACCGGAACTACGGTGAGGAACAATGAAAGCAACCACCCGATTTTTTGCGAGTAGGTTTAATTCTTTTCGCATGGCTGCGGTGATCCCGCGGAGTTGACAGGAAACTTCAGGACTCCATGATGCACCTCCGTTTTCTTCGGCAGTCAGCGGATCGGTAAAAGATGAATTGAGATCATCAACCTCATAACGGAATAACGCAAGACCTGTGGGTAAATCCTCAACTTCTCCGGTAGTGGCATCGTAAGCCAGTCCGGTGGCCACAACAGCAGCCCATGAAGCAATACAGATGTCGGTTATTCCACCGACTTCGTCTTTACAGTCTCGAGAGAATCCTGTTGTTAATGCGCAAGCCATATTTTTTATTTTGAAAAAAAGGCGAGCGATTGCGCCCGCCCTTTTTGTTATTCGTTTATGAAGTTATCAGGTTCCGTAAAGTCCGATTTCATCACCGAAGCCATACTGTACACCACCGGCAAACTGCGCACGGAAGCGCACGTTGTTTGAAAGGTCGTGGTCGAACATATCCAGAACCGCGATGTTGTTCAGGTCGCTCACTCCGTTGGTTCCGAACCAAACGTTTGAAGGCTGCATGAAATACATAGTATCGTTTGGCATACCACCGCAAACAGCGATTTCATATTCACCGTAACGCTTCGGAATATCTGCACCGACATTGAAGAAATTCCCGTTGCCGAGTGTCATTTGAGCCTGTTGGTATAGGAACCATGTAAAGGCATTCATGTAGAGTTTTGGTTTCTCTTGTGATGCCATCACTGCCGGGCCTTTTGCAGAGGCCGCGAAAGTGTTTATCAAATCACCAATCTCAGCCACAATGTTTGAAGACGAAAGAGTTGTTTGTGAGGCTGAGTCAATCACAGTAGAATCAGCCAACATCAACACTTTCAATCCATCGAATTCACCTACAGTTGCATTCGCACCCACGTGAATGACACGTTCCATTTCCTGAGCGATTCCACCGAGCATCGAAAGCAGCATTGTTTCCTGAAGTGCGGGGGGAAGTTTTGAAAGTCCACCCATCTGATCGGTCTCCCAATCAGTGAGGAAATCGTTTTTGCAGAGTACCCGCGCAACGTCAAACCACTCCAGGGTCAAAGCCCTTTCTGTGATTGTAACGGTTCCGCCCGGAGTGAAGTCGCACGAAGGCGCACCGAATGTTACGGTGTTTACAAGTTTCTTCACCACTTCCTTGTAAGCGATGTTCTCCTTTACGGTGATGTGCTTGAGCGTGTCAAGAGATTTGAACGCAGAAAGAATATACTTCCCTGCGAACTTGCCCGCGTAGGTTGTGGTTAGTGCTGTTGTTGTTGGCATTACTATTTTTCGTTTTGAAAATTCTTATGCTTCTGAAGCCCAAATTCCAACACCGGCTTCGATGTACCAGAGGGTCAAAGCGACTGCGCGGATTCGCACATAGTCGCCCTTGTTCGATGTGGCTTTTGTGTGAACGAGGTCTTTATTCACCACGCCTGAAGCCACTGAATCAGCAGCAGCGTTTGAGATTGAGCCAATGATGCCATCAGCCGCATTTGGTGAAAGCGTGATGATGTTGTTTCCGTCCGCACCTGTGTTTCGGAACAGATACTCCATTCCGATGTTCTCTGTTGAAATCAACGGAAGTGTAATCACAAGCGCGTCTGTTGCAACGTTGTGGTCTTTGCCCGCATCAGATTCAGTCAGCGTAACAGACGCTGTAATTGTATTCTGAGGCCTCCGTAAACGGAGAGTGTCGTTGGATTGTGTGGTTGGCATTTAGTTGGATTGTGAAAGTGTGAATGCGATTCGTTCAGGGTGAGACATTTTCTCCCACTCTTTTTCAGATGGTTTCACTGGTTTTGAAAGGTGAATTTTTGTCGGATCAGGAACCAGGCGAGACGCGAGAACTCTGTTCTCAGCGATGAGATCAAGGTTCTTTTTCTCAACGGCAGAAAGTTTTTCTTTTACAGTCGTGAGTTCGGCCTCAACCTTTTCTTTTTCGGTTGTGGTCTCATCGAGTTTCGTGGCCAAAGCGTTTACCGCCTCGAGAGTTTCTTCCTCAGTCATTTTCTTTTCTTCCTCTTTGATGTCGGAAACTTTTCCACCGGCTACCGTGAGCGTTTCTCCAGAGGCGAGTTTGTAATCACCATCCGCACATGGTTTTGTTCCGGCTTCGTCCTCAAAACACGAAACACCTTTTGCGAATTTCTCCGCATCAGTGTAGATTTTTTTTCCGTCTGCTGTGTCAACGGCTGCGAGTTTTACAGGCTCGTCAGAGGACAATTTGAATCCAAATTTTTGCAGAACTGCGGCAACTTTTTCGCGCTTTGTCATGGTGAAACGGTTTTCATATAAACGCCCGAGTTCTTTTTTCGTTCCGCACATAAAACGAAAAGCCCCCATTTCTGAGGGCTGTTTCGCTAACAATTTTACAATGAATACAAAGAAAAAACTAACGCGCAAAGAAATAAATTTCTTCCGAGCCATCGCAATAGGTCACGATGTACTTGAAACTATTGAGGCATAACAACTCACACTCGTAATAGTTTTCCGTTTCATCTTCGGAAGTGTAGAGTAAAATCCCAAGTGAGATACCAGAAGATTCATCGTAAGAAAATATCGCACCGCTTGATGCGAAAAAATAATCCGTGAATGAATCCAGGATTGTTGTTTCAATTTCGCATTGGCCACTACCGAAATCCCCGGTGAACAAAAGAAAAGTTGTGATGTCAAAATCATTCGATCCGAATAAGGAGGTGACGCGAAGAAAGTCTGTGATGTTCACTGTTGAGTTTTCGTCAAAATCAAAGCATGATTCAGTTGATGATTGATAGCAGTGGAAATCAGAAAACTGAAACTGCGCTTGACTGGAAATTGAAATCAGAAATGCAATCAGGGTTTTCATTCTGAAAGTATAGCTTCAAGTTCATGTAAGAGTTGTTCATCAACACTTTCTTCGCTTCGGTTTGTAACAACGAGATCAACCTCTACTGAAAATCCTTTGAAGGTTCCGGCCTCTACTGCTTTCCATACTTCATCATTCTCAACGTGCATTCCAATGAACCATGTTCCGATTGGTTCGTCAATTCCGAAACCAACTGATTTATCATCATCGAATTCTTTGAGCCATGTTTCAACCAACGTGCATCCTTTTACAGAAAGTGAGTGATCAACCTTCGTTGAATTTTGAAGGAAGTTTCTCAGGTATGAGTGAGCCAACGTTTGAACTGTCTCCGCGTTGATCCGCATGTAATACTCTTCTCCTGATGTCGGGTTTTTTCTGAGAATCAATTTGTCAGGAATGAGTACAGCCCCGAATAACATTCGCCTTTTATCTTGCTTCTTTGCTGTGGAAAAATCAACATGAACGGTATGTTTTGTTTTCAGTTGCGCTTCACCAAGTGCGATGAACATTGATTCAATCGCTGGTCTGTCAACGAGTGAAATAGCAGTAAGCCCAACGGCTAAAGTTGGGTCAATTCCGAAATCAATGATTTGAATTTTTTTCATGGTACAAATTTATAGTCGTGCTTGATCTGAGATTTTCTTTCTTGCTTCACCAGCATCGGAAACATTTCCACTCAACACATACGCTTGCACTGGTTGCGGTTGTTGTTGGTTTTGAACCGTAGGCATGGGAGCCGTTGGTGATTGAGTTGCGAAACCCGAGAACGAACCACCTCCACCACTGCCCGAATCACCACCGGAAGCTGCGCCACCGCCAAACTGAGACGCAAGAATCTTTTTCACATTGGCAAATCCAGCAGCCCCAGCCAAAGCCGCCTGAACAAATGGAAATCCAGGGAACAAAACAGAAGCCGGATTCGCTGCGGCACTTGCGAAGATTGCGTTGATTCCTTTGTAGGTATCAATCACCGCTTGTGCTGCTGCAACTTTCTTTTGAATGTTGAACGCTCGTTTGCTATGCTTCTCACTTTTCGCACCCACATCTTCGGCCAATAGTGAAATCGTGTTGAGTGCCATTTCAGCAAAAGCAATTTCGTGAGCGTGAAAGTCTTTCTTTCTTTTCAGCGCGTTCTCATCAATCAACTTTTGGTTGTCGTCAATCCTTTTTTGGATTGCCATTTTACCATCAGCCAGCATTTGATCCGGTAATAGAAGTTGCGGGGTGAGTGCCGCTTGTTTCATTACAAAATCCTTCGCGTCATTCTCGCGGACTTTCTGCGCCTCATCATCCATTGCCTCGCGCTTGGTGAGGTAGTCTTTGTTCGACTGAATCTTCTTTTCGTTTTCTTCTTTAGTGATTTCGGTTTGCCGCTTGTCTCCCTCTGAGATTAAAACATTTATCTCTGTAATTCTCAGTCGAAAATCTTCAACAAGTTTGAGTTGTTCTTTCTGTGTTTCGGTTTGTTCGGTTAGTCGCTTTGCGCCATACGCCATCGCTCTTTTCTGGTCTGCTTCTTCCAGTGCGAGTACCTCAATGGATTTATTTATTTGCGCCTGTAACGCGGCTTTCTGGGTTTCGAGTTCTTGTTTGAGAATTTCTTTTTTTCTTGCAAGTATTTCAGTCTCCAGCACGCCCTGTGCTTTTAAAGCCCGCTCCATAAGCGGCCACCACTTATCGGTGTATTCTTTTGTGGCGTCTGCGATTGCTTTGGTTGACTCGGCAAGTTCTGTAGCTTGTTCGCTTGCCCCGAAAAACGTATCGTATAACTCGTCCTTGTATCCGACAATCGCACCCAGCGCAATAACCAATAATCCAATTCCGGTTCCGACTAAAGCGGCTTTGAATCCCGTCATTCCTTTCGTTGCACCACTAATCGCATCCTTCACATCCATGAACTTTGAAGCAAGCCCCCCTGTCAAATCATTGACAATTCCAATCACACCTCTTTTCGCTTCCTGAAGTCCTGCGTTGATTTCTTTTCCGGCTTTCTTTCCAGAAACAGCAGCCGCGTCAAGACCTTTTTTTATGGTCTCAACTTTTACCTCGGCTTGCCCGGTTTCAAGAATCAGTCTGTGAATAGTGTCTGACATCAGGTGAAAATATAAATGATGGTTGCAATAATTGTAAGCCAGAATAACGAACCAGCGATGTAAACATTTCTCATCTTCAATTTGTATTTACCAGACGCAATTCTCCCTGCGGGTTTTTTTGACCGAACTGTTTTTAGAAGCTCCATTGATATGATTATGTCTTCTCCGCTCATGCTTTGTACGCGATTGTGTGCCATCCTACACCATCACTTTGAATCTGGTATGTTTCATAACGAGCCGTAAGAACTTTAGTTGTTGCCCCGTCTATTGTCTCACTTCCGCTCCCGTCAATAGTAACATTGTTCGCAGCGGCATCAGTTTTTTTAATAATCAAAGTTCGTCCGTATTTCTCAGACGCCAAAGGAAGATTGATTGTGATTGCCCCCCCTGTTGTGTCTACTAAAATCGTATAATCAAACGGTGAAACTGTATAGGTAGATGTGACGCTTGCTATCGGTAGTTGCATCGAACCCTGGCCGTTGAATCCAGCCCCTGGGAAATCCGGCATCTGAGGTACGTTCGGTGCGCCACTTCCGTTTATCGTATAGCATTTCGAGTTAGTTGAATTCCACACATAGCCGTATAGTTCACAACAAGTTTCTGTTCCGTCTCCTGTAGTTACTCCGTCAGAAGAAAGAAATACAATCAACCCACCGGCCCCAGATGAATCAGGCGTCCACGCGCACTCAACCTGAACATCAAGAATTTTCATCAGCTTGACTTTCGTTGTCATGTCATTTCCAATAACGTGATCAACAATTTCTAGAACCCTCCACCATGAATCAACAATCCAAATCTTGTCTGAAAATTTAGTGAAGTAAATGTCCTTTGTTTTCAAATCGAAATAAGCCTCCATCATAAATGGAGCATCGAACAAATCATCAGCACCAAGACCACCGTAAATTTCACGGATATAGTTTCTCCAGTAACGATTGTAAAGTGTAGGATAAGGCTGGCCGACTGTTGAGTATTGCGGAACTTCCATCCCGAAATTCAAATCGTTGGTATCAATTTCGGCATCTACAACCTGATAGTGTGACAATAGAATTACTTCGGTGTCTGCAGTATCCACCGCGTCAAAATCATAAACCTTTACGCCCAAAGCAGTACCAGCATAGTAAAGTATTCTCGGTTTTGGATTTATGAATTCGCCTTGTTGGTTTACAAACTTTGGAATGACAACATTGGTTCCGGGGATCGCATTACATGGAGTTGGAGCAAATGAGATTTGAACCTTTCCTTCGCCTTGTGCGAAATCATTTCCCGTGTCCTCAAAGATTTGCCTTCCGTATGTTCGCTTCCCTTGTTCTTTGTAGAGGGTATTTAAGAAATCAGCATCATCGGTATAAGTCCATTCAAGTGATCGTGATTGTAGTTCGGTAGTTGGGTAAATCTGAACATCCTTACTTACGTCTAATTTACCAGTCCAATCAAGATCATCACCACTACCTAAGTAGTCTGTCATGAATTCAACAGTGAGTTTATTCGGTGCTGTTTGATCCGGAACTAAAACAAGATTGTGCATCTGAATAATCGAGCGAATGAAATCAACTTGCTTCATGTCTGGAGCGTTCAACACCATATCAACCGTTGCGTCTTGTAAAGGATCAGAACAACTCATCAACTCCCATCCCGTTCCTACGTTCGGATCGTAAGTACCCGATGAAATTATATCCCAGTTGTAACCCGTATCACCGCTTAAAACCATTTGCATTGTATCACCGGCCACTAACAACAATTCCGTTTGAAGAAATATCTGGTGAATCTGGGTGTTGTCACCGATCAATCCCTGACTTAACGCTTCAGCTATTGTGTCGCCTAACGCATTTCCGTTTTTGCAAAGTCTCAAATGAAACTGTGCCGATTGACCGGAAACCTCTTCCCTACGGAAATGCACCCACGCCCTGAATGTGTAGTTACCTGTATAAGGTGCAGTGAATATCCCAGCGGCCACGTTCGCACCGTTATCCCATTGTTCATCTAACTGTGCTGCCATGATTAAAGGAACTGTCTGAGCGTTTAAGTCTGAGTCAATTCCTACTCTGAATAATTGACCTTGTGGTGTTTCGGTTGACTTTACAGATTTGTCAACGAGCCAGGGTATCCAATACTTTTCTAATTCAGTATCGAGAGCCGCACCCAAATAATAAAACCCAGCATCAGAAAAAATCTTTTGCCATAACCACAGAGCATTCACACACGGTGTAAAGTCTCCGATGTATAAAGGATTTGATTCATTGTAAATCGGCCTTGTACCTACCGCTCCAGTCTCGTCAAAGTGCTGGCCTTTTTCTATTAGGGCGTAAATCACATTTCCACTTTCGAGAGTAAGGTCAACAGAATCTTCGAGTGATACATATTCCAGAGCGGTATTCAATGTTGACAGGTCTGTGATGTCAGTAAATTTTTTATCACCGATTGCTTTTGAAAGGTTCGGCATCTCGGCATAAAGAACAATCTCAAACTCAGTGAATGAACCGTTAGCGCGTAAACATTTTTTGATTTGAATATGGCCTTCGCAAATCAGGATAGTATCAACCCATAACCTCGCAGTTGCTTTTCTTCTGAAGTCAAACCATCCTGATAAGTTGACGTTGAACAAATCACCGAAAAAAGAAATGTTGGTATCGCTTGCTGGAATCCGAAAGTCTCTTGAGAAATTTCCAACAGTAGCGAAATCTTTTACATCGTTGAACCTCGCGTTGTAAGAAATGTTTTCGTCTTCGTACAGGTCGAGCATCGCCCAAACATCATCCGTTTCGTTCCATATTTCAAGACGGACATCTACCATAGCTTGTTCGCACAACGAATAGTTAGTTCGAGTTTCTTAATCTGCGTGAATGACGATTTCTGATCCTCCCAATCGTTTCGTTCAATGACAACGGGTGTGATATAGCTAACGCCTATATCTTCACCTGATGTCTCAATAATATACACATGGCGGCTTCGTATTAGGTTCCCCAAAAATGAAAACTCACCATCCTCTAGCCAATCTGTTGAAATGGTTAATAGCTCGTCAGTCATTACTTCAACTTCAGTTAAGCCCCTGTCATATTGTGCGTAATCAAACGTTGCGTCTCCATACGTGCCTAATACTTTTCTGAATCGCTTTCTTTCTATTTCATATTTCTCAACGAACAATTTTGAGAACCAGAAATAATCCCACCCGCCCATTGAGTTGATCCACGCAAGCCGGATTCCATAAGTACCCAACAAACAATCGTCCTCAACCGGATAGAATAAATACTTGTTCCCGAAAACACTGTCCGCTCCATTCATGGTGGAGAGTGTTGGAAATTGTTGATCATGTTATCGGCAGCGACCAGGTTAC